AACCGATGTATGGATTGTGGCTATGAGAATGCAGACACAAAGCTTGATGTTTGCCCTAAATGTGGCAGCCAACATATCGATAAATTGCAACGCATTACAGGCTATTTGGTGGGTACAACCGACCGTTGGAACCAGGGAAAATTGGCCGAACTCAACGACCGCGTGACGCATGTCGATGGCAAATGTGAATAATATTGTTCCCCTCCCGATAAGAAGGGAGGGGATTTTTTTTGATGTTTTGTGTTGAAAATAATAAATGATTAATTGGTTCTGGACCTACAGCTAAGAATGTTGCTATTGTGTAACTGATAAATACTATAAAAATATATTTAAATACACTCATACTCTATTTACCAGCCTTACACAACAGTGCCATCTTAATATAACACATCTCGTACAAGATTCGATAATCAATTGTCTTACTTGAAATTGAATGGAATGTTTTTTCTAGCTCTCCAGTCATCTTTAGTAAAATATTAGGATTAGAAATACTAACAAAATCTTGACATGAAAATGAATCACTTACATCAACTTTTGAATGCAATAGAATCAAATCTATAATTGACTTATACAATGTCTCTGATGTTGTATGGAAGTTTGCACCAGCATCTGACATTTCTTTTGTTGTCTTATAAATTTCAACTAAATTACCGTTTAAAATATTTTCCAACAACTGTCTTGAGTATGATGAACTAATGATACCGCCATTTACTAGATTTTCAAGATTGCTAATTGCGTCTCTGACTGAACCACCACTATTTTGTACACAATGAATAAAATCTTCTTTTGTGAATCTCTTCTCCTTAATTCCTTTTAGAATCTCTGGCTCTTTTGTAGCAATCTTTTGTAATACATTTAAAATCTCATTCGCTGTTGGTATACGCAATGAAAAATGTTGCATTCTACTTTTAATAGACTTAGGAATTTTATCAGGTTCAGTTGTACAACAAATAAACAATGAATCTTGATTGGTACTCTCTAAGTCTGTTAAAATAGACTCAAATGCAGCTTTAGAACAGTTATGAAACTCATCTAAGATAAACACTTTTTTCTTAATTGGCTGAGATATAAAAGACTCTGCCATAATCTTACGAACATCTTCAACTGTTGCATTAGCCATTGAGATTTGCTTTACACCAATAAGTGAATCATTATCAATGGCTCTTGTAATATCGTCTTCAATCGGATTCATATTTTCGTCTAATTGATGACAGTTTAATACTTTAGCGATAAGAAGTGCAAGTGTTGTTTTACCTGTTCCAGCTAATCCACTAAAGATGTAACCGGTTGGAATTTTGTTAGATTTAATAGCATTTTTAATTGGTGTTACAATTGCTTCTTGACCAATAATATCTTCCCACTTTTTAGGTCGATATTTTTTATATAACTCAATATACTTATCTGACATAATTACATCCTTTCTCCCAGCATTTCAAAATAGCACTTAGAGCATACTGAAATGTATTCTACTTCATCTTCTCCATCAATTGCTACTTGGTCTCCTTCTGTGCTAGGTATTCCATCTACCAATCTTACGTTACATGTCGCTTTAGCGCCACACTGACAAATTGTTTTTAGTTCTTGTAGTGAATGTGCGAGTTCTAATAATCTAGAACTTCCAGGAAAACCTTGATTTAAAAAATCTGTTCGTAATCCATAACAAATTACCGGACAATCTTTTAATACAGCTATCTTGTATAATTCATCAACTTGTTTCTTTGTTAAAAATTGAGCTTCATCAACTAATAAACAGTATGCATGTTGATTTGTTGATACAAACCATTCTAAGATATTGTCATCTTTATTAATTAATTTATCTACTTTTCTTGAAATTCCTAATCTACTAACTATAGTGTCTTCACCTTTTGTATCAATACTTGGTTTTATGATTAAACATTTCATGTGCTGTTCTTCATAATTGTGAGCTGTTTGGAGCAATAATGTTGTTTTTCCACAGTTCATTGCTCCATATTTGAAATATAGTTTAGCCATTATCACATCTCCACATATTGATTTAATCTATCTGTAATAATCTTAGGTGGATAAGCTCTTCCTAAACCACATAAATAAGTTGCCCATGAATTATATTTTCCTGGCTTAAATGGGAAAGTGTAATCATTCATAATACACTCTTCCAAAATGCTATCAGCTTTTTCAAAATCACTTACTACTCTATTTCGTACATCTTCTCTATGACAATCAACATTTACAATCTGAGGTGGTTCTGAACATGGGAATACTAAACATGCACTCTCTACTTTCATTCCTAATTGCTCTAATAACATTGTATAGAATGTCTGCTGTCTCCAATAATCAAATGAATTGCTCTCGCTTGGTTCTTTATTCGGATTAAAGTTATGAATCTTTGCTCCTGTCTTCCAGTCCTGAACAATTAATCCATATTTGCCTTCAATGATTTTATCAATAAAACCTAAACATTGTCTCTTAGCATTTCCAATTGTACCATTTACAAATAATTCTAGTCCTAACTGAGATTTTCCCATTAAGTATAGATTAGCAACTTTCTCATCTTTTGCACCATCTAACCAAGTACTCTTATATCCTTGAATTGCTTTATTTAACCAATCTTTATTATCTTGTCTTTCCATCATGTGTGGATATTTTTCTTTTGTTACTGTTAAGGCTGTTGATGCGAGATTTTTGAAATTTCTCTCTTCTGGTTCAAGTTTAAAGAATTCTTCCATAATGCTATGAAACCATGTTCCTCGTTCAAGAGCATCTACATAACCATCAATACATAATGGTTCAATATAAGTACTCATTACCCAATCACCAGGAGAGTTTAAAATAGAACTAACTAAACTTGCTGATAATTTCTTCTTATCAATTTGAGAACGAATCTCTTCATCTAAAACTTGAATACTGTTTCCAACAACTCTTACTTTCTTGTTTTCTACTTTTTCATCTTCTAAATCAAATAAACTAAATCCCATTATCTATCACCGCCTAAAATGTTATCTAATTCTAATTCATTATCTTTTGTTGTATCAACTTTATATGTATAATCTTTATACAAGAAGCAGTCTGTCTCACTTGGATGATTTAATGCTTCCTCTGAAACTGTAATTCCATCTCTATCATACAATCTCTTTAATCTTACTTCTAAAGGTGCTTTTAATAACACTGTAGTTGCACCGATAGAATTTAACATCTCTAATTCATTAACAAATCTTGCGTCTGTAATAAAGCTATATACATTGTTATTTAGATTATCTTGAATCTGTCTCTTGACAATATTTACCCAATAATTGTCATCTTGTTTTCTTCGTACATCAGTTCCCCAAAATTGTAACATCTTTCTTACGTTTGGTGTTCTATCTCTAGATGTAAAATTAGGATGCAAATAATCTTCCTCTAAAACCATTGACCTTAGTTTCATTATATCGATGCAACTAACATGAAATGTTTTAGCAATATCTTTAACGTCTGAATTTCCTTTAATATTTCTAATTAAACAATTTAACTCATCTTTTAATGGTGCAGCAAAACTTAAATGCTCTACATTATATCCACTTTCTTTACATAATTTTTCGTATTCTTTTCCAAAAGTGTCTTTTCCTGCAGCCATTCCACCACTAAAAGAAATAATCTTTGGTAACATAATTCTAACTCCTTCTTACAAAGTTATTATACAACAAGAGGCTCACACTTATGTGTAAACCTCTCTATTTTAAATGAATATTTTTATGATTGTCGATTAAAATCTTTTGTAAAATAAATTCTTGTACTTCATATAAGAATGAACAGTCAATATCTTCAATATCTTCAAAGTTTAGGTAACAACCACCATCATAATCCTTTAATAATAAATTTAATATTAAATTTTTAGCAAGTTCTTTATTTGTATTAAACAACTTAGGAACATCGTGTGCTGGTTCTAAAAAGTACTTTCCGGTATCTCCATCTAACATTTCTATGTAAACGATACCTGGATTACTTGTCTGAAAGACTAACTTTGTATCATAAGGATATTCTAGTTCCATTAATCTATCAATAAGTGATTTTAGATATACAACAACTTTCCATTGATTTAGCAGATTATATGTAAAATCAAGTGTTATCTCATCTGGAGAACGGATGATTATTTTATTGTCTTCAACTTTTACGTTTAAATAATATTTTTTAATTTTCTTTACTATCTCTTCTGCTATAGGGTCTAACTTATCAATTGTATTATTGTTATACAAAATAATAAACTCTTCTAACGTATTGAAGTATTTTTGTTTTGAAATAATTTTTCTAAGCTTTGTGTCGAATTTTTTTGCAATAGGCATTAATGCTTGCATTTTTGTTAATTACTTTCTTTAAAATAATATGTTAAAGGTTTATCTTGAGATAAATCTTCATTTGTTTCACACCCAATTTCAACACGCTTAGATTCTCCACCAACAAACTGATTTTCTTGTGAATAACACAATATTTGAGTATTGTTTTTGTTGTACATTAAAATAAACTGACCATCTGCATCTTCTTTTAGCGTTACATCTACATAAGGATATTCTAGCTTATAATCTAATACCATATCTTGTCCAGATTTTGTGTCTTGATTATTCTCTTCAACAGTTTCATCATCCGTTTTGTTAGGTGCAGTTAACTTTAATCTTTCGAAATTCTCAAAATCTTGTTTTTTAACTTCTTGTTTAACTTCTTGATTTGTGACAGTGCTTGAACTCATTATCTTTCTAACAACAAAATATCCAATTGTAATTAATAACAATACTGACACAATGGAAACTAAACCTATTACAACATTTTTCTTAAGCTTCTTAGGTTTTTTCTTTTTTGCTTCTCTCTCTTTAACTATTTCTTCTAGAGCTTCAGCTTCCTCTTCTTCAGAATATTCAGTACGTTGAGGAACTTCCTGTTTAATTTCTTGTTCAGGATATTCCTCTTCATACTGTTCTTGAATCAATTCTTCAGTAATAGGTTCTTCAACAAAATCATCTTCTACTTCATCTTCAATATCTAACGAATTATTTTCATTTTCATCTGAAATATCTTCAATGATTTCTTCTTCTTTTATTTCTTCATGTTTATTTGTCAACTCTTCAACAGTTGGCAAATTCATAATTTTTTTGGCCATTGGTAACCTCCTACTGAATTAAACGAATGGAAGATGGTGAAACATATACTTGATTGATTTCTCTTGTCTTCCAATCTTGTTCTTTCTCTGAATAATATTTAATTAATATATCAGTTAATTTCATGTTAGAAAGATTCGCTTGTTTTGTTTCTTGTTCTAGAAGTTTCATGAATTGATTTAAGTTTTGTGTTTTATTTTTAGGAACAATTATCTCTTGTAATATCTGATTATTTTCTGAAACAATGACAGGTTCAATATTGTCTATCATTATTCTTCCTTTATAAGCTTTCTTATAGGTAAGTTTGTAAATTTGCTTAAACTTAACGGGTTTTTCAAGAGGTTCCAATTTATTAAATTGTGCTATCTTATCTGAAGATAATTTCATAATTCGATAAGCTTCATTTCTATCACCGTTAGATTTATCTAATGCAATACCTAACATAATTCTATCTGTAATTTTAGATGGTAAACGAATTTCCATTCTTGACGCTTTGTTGTCAGCTGTACCAATGATTACAGTATTTCCAGACTTTGTCTTTTTCTGTGAAACATCTAAGAAAGTAATGTATTGTGTTGTATCACAGTTTTTAAGATGCTTAGTTTGAATAATATCTTGTCCATCTTGTGATTTTAAACCATCTAATGGATTACCAGATAAATAAGTTCCTAATGCTTTACCTTCATTAGCCATCTTAATAGATATTGACCACTCTTTATTATCCAATTTTACTCCAACATCATCAACATCATCAACCATACTAAACATACTAATTACATTAGATTTTTTCTTACTGGAACCTTTGATTAGAGCTTCAGCATTTTCATAAATAGATTTTCTTGTATTTCCAAAACAATCTAAACATCCTGAACATGCTAACGCTTTTAATGTTGTTGCTGTTAAATTGTCTCTATTGCGATTAATAAAATCTGTAATATCTTTATATTGTCCATTTTTATGACGTTCTAAAACAAATGATTCTAAAACTGCTGTAGATATACTCTTAATATTAGAAATACTATAAGTAATACCACTTAGGTCAGATGTTGGTGATATTAACAAATCAGATTCATTAATATTTGGTGGCAATACCTTAATTCCCATTGCTTCTACATCTGCAACATATTTAGGGAATTTTTTGTTATTGTTGGCATACATTCTTAATGCTGCTGTTGACCACATTACAGGATAATGTACTTTTAAGTATGCTGATTGATAACTATTTAGTGCGTATGATACTGCGTGACTAAGATTAAAACCATATTGCGAGAAGCCTAGTAATTGAGACCAGAATTCATCTATTGTCTCTTGAGAACAGTGTGTATTTTTAAGAATACCTTCTTTAAACTTAGGTTCAAGCATGTTTAGAATTTCAACCTTTTTCTTACCCATTGCTTTACGCATCTTATCAGCTTCTTTTGAAGTGAAACCTGCTGCTTCCTGAGCAATCTTCATTACTTGCTCTTGATAGATAATTGCACCAAACGTACTCTTTGTTAATTCATCAATAGGTGTATTTACAAATTCTTTACTAAATGGTATACGTTTAGATGGGTCATGTTTACGAATAGCAAAATCATCATGAAGTCCAAGACTCATAGGTCCTGGTCGATAAATGGCCGTAATGGCTGGTAACTCTTCAAATTCAGATGGTTGTACTTTCTTTAACATTTCTTGAACACCTTGTTCAGTAAACTGGAAGATACCATTTGTTTCACCTTTTTGAAATATTTTATATGTGTCAGCATCATCAAGATTTCCATCAATAATATCTTGCATGTTAACATCTTCATTCATATACTTCTTTATTAATTTTACAGTATCATTAATAAGAGATAATGTATCTAATCCTAAGAAGTCCATTTTAATTAAACCTAATGACTCAGCTTCCGGATATTCAAACATAGATACCTGATAAACTTCATTTTCATCTTTTACGAACATATCATTCTCATCGTCATCTTGATGAGGATTTTTCTTGTATGCAGTTGGAACAATATCACATATCTCTTTTGAAGAAATTAATACACCACATGCATGTACACCTGTTCCTGATGTTCTTCCTTCTAGTCTACTAGCCTTCTTCATTAAATCTAATAATTTACCATTCAACTGAAGTCTTACACCTTTATATTCATCATTCTTTTCGTCAAGTACATTTAACAAAGTGTCTTTAGATGTTGAATCTGGTAATGACTCACTAATCGCATTCGCCTCTTGTGGACTTACACCTGAAATTCTACAAATAGCTTTAAATGCATTTCTTGGTTTGTATGGCATTCGAGTAATAATATGTGTAATATTATTTTCACCATAAACTTCTTGACAATGTTTAAATACCAATGAACGCGCGCTTGGAATAAAGTCCGTATCTACGTCAGGTGCTGCACCAATATCTACAATCTTATAACCAGTTACAACTTTATTATCAATATTATCTCCGACATGAATTGTATACGTATAATTATCTTTACTATTAATATTTTTAATAGTTGATACTGGTACCTCTTCAAAAGAATCGTCATTATATGTAATTCTTGCGATTGCTGAACGGCCAGGTGACAAAAATCTATCAAACATCAAATCATAACGAACAGGGTCTGTTTTATGAATATCTAATAATCTTGCGATACAACTACCACCACAAGAACCTCTTCCTGTTCCTGTTGGATAACCATTATCTTCTGACCACTTAATATATTCTCTTACAACTAAGAAGTAGTCTATAAAGTCATTAGAATGAATAACTTCTAATTCATTTTGAATTCTCTTCTTCCACTCTAATTGAATTTGCTTAGGTTTACCAACAACTATCTTATTCCAACCCTCTTGAATTAAAGCTTTAAAATAAGATAGATTATCTGTATATAGTGCAGGAATATTCGGAATAGGTCTTAAACCTAATTGATATTCTAATTCTACTTGTTCAATACTATCTACAATTTTATTATTATTCTCAAATGCTAAATCAATAATTTCTTTTTTAACATCTTGATAGTTTTTCTCAATATAATCATAAATTTCATCTGTTGATTTTAAATAATGTTCATTACTATAAAGAGCAGGTCTTAAACCACCTCTTGTTATAGGAGTTTCTGACATTTGATAGTTATGTGACAAAGCCATATTCATTTCACACATATCAAAATCATTTTGAGTAGAATAAAATGTTGGATTACAAAGAACTATAGGTGTATTAGTTAACTCAGATAATCTTACAACGTTTTGTCTAATATGTTGTCTATTTCCTAATAACAATGTATATTCTAAATATGTGTCATGAATCTTTAATTTGATTTGATTAATAAACTCTTCTGATACTTCTTTTTCGAACGTATGAAGAATTGCTACAATATTATTTGTTTCTTTAATATCATCAATTCTCAAAAACGGCTCTTCATAATTATTTTTGGTTGATAGCATTAAAATTCTACATAGTTCATGATAACCTTGTAAATTCTTCGCCAACAACGTAACATTGTTCTTATCTATCTCTAAAGTTACACCAATTATAGATTTAATATTATTAGCTTTACATTTATTCAAGAATCTAAAAATACCCATCATAGAATTAACGTCTGTCAAAGCTAAGGCATTAATATTCTTTTCTTTGCATACATTAATATATTCATCAATAGTGCCATAACCTATATTGACACTATAATCACTATATAAAATTAAATTAGTAAAATTCTTCATGCGTATGAATCTCCTCTAAAATTATTATGGACTTGTTTCTACTCTCATGAGTAGTACCTTCTTGCTTCAACGACAGTATTATTATACCATCTCTACCTTGCCTCTAAACGAGGTCCAATTTAACTATTTCTAGTCGCAAGCGTTACTTCCGACAGTCCCTGCCGTAGTTTTTGTTTTTGTTATAATCGCTCTAATCCTAATCTTAAAATATTCTTAGCAGCATTTATGTCTCTATCGTGGCATGTTCCACAATATGGACATATCCACTCTCTGACTGAAAGTGAGTTTACGATGTCCTTATGATAAGCTCCACATTCAGAACAAACTGTTGATGTAGCATCCCACTTATCGATGTAGATGAGATACTTTCCTCTTTCTTCCATTTTGTATTTCAGAAAACCTCTAAACATTCCAAAACCATTGTCATTAGTTGATTTTCCTAAATTAAGACTTTGAGCCATGTCTTGAAGATTAATGTCCTCAAGACAAATAACATCATACTTTTCTGCGAGAAGATGACTTAATTGATGTGCTTGGTCTAATCTACAGTTTGCTATATGTTCATGAACCAGAGCTACTCTCATCTTCTGCTTTTTAAAATTTTTAGAGTTCTTTTTCTTTCTGGACAATCTTCTCTGTTCTCTAGATAGTTTAGATTGATTTTCTCTAAAGTATCTATGATTCGAGAGAATTTCTCCTTCTGATGTAACACCAAAACCATTCGACTTATAGTCAACTCCTATAGCATTGTTTCTATCTGGAGTGATAGGTTTAATTTCGGTCTCATATTCACATAAAATCGAAACACAAAATTTTCCTGTTGGTGTTTGTGAAATAGTCGCTGACTTAATCTTCCAATCAAGAGGAATTTCTCTATGAACTTTACATCTCACGAAACCTATTTTAGGAAGTTTAATAAATTTTCCTGACGCATCAAATGCTCTTGTTTTACTTAAAATAGTTGTATAAGACTTTCTATCATTCTTTTTAGATTTAAACTTAGGAAAACCTACTCTCCTATCTCTAAAGAAGTTTCCATAAGCTTTATTTAAGTTCATCCACTCAGTTGCCAATGCTTTACTATCAACATCTTTTAAGAAAGGAAACTCTTCTTTAAATTCAGCCGGCGTTCTTGAGGTTGATTCACTGGTAGATTCATAAGACTCTTTACGTTCAGCCAACATTTTATTATAAACAAATCTACAACAACCAAAAGTTTTATTGAAAAAGATTTCTTGTTCATGAGTTGGATATAGTCTAAACCTAAAAGCCTTATTTTTCTTCATAATGAATTACCTCCTTTTCTATCTATATATATTATACAACTTAAAAGGCGGACTCTTTAATTGGAATCCGCTTTTCTATTAAATAAAATTGTAACAAAAACAACTTCTACTATTAAATATATCAAAATACATAATAATGAATTTAAACTCTTAGAAAAATATACATAAGCAAGTAGTATTAACACTGTCAATAGGTTCACTAAAATTATAATCAATAATCTCTTACTTGTAATTTTAAAATGGTCTAATATAATTTCATTTAAGAAAATAGAAGAAATAGTCAATGGAATAAATGTTGCAAGTAATGTCATACTCAATAAACTCTCAAATTGCAACAATAATATTGAAACAATTACTTCATAAACTATTAAACAAACTATATAAGTAAGACTCTTAAAGAAATTTGTAAACAACAATGAACCCGTATATAAAACAAATATCACTAAGAATACATATTGAATTCCATTATTTTGATTTTGAAATGATGATACTGTTAATGCTAATAATACTAACATTAAAACTATCTTAAATAATGAATTATCTAAAAATTTCTTCATGTTTATTTTTTACCTGTACTTCCGAAACCATTGCTTCCTCTATCTGTCTCACTTAACTCATCAACTTGTGTAAATTGATTAAAACATGGAACCACAACAATTTGAGCAACTCTCTCATTCGGTTCAATTATCTTTGGTTTATCTGAATGATTATGAATCTTTACCTTTACTTCTCCTCGATAATCAGAATCAATTACACCAACAGAATTTGCAAGTGTACAATCGAATTTAAAACCTAATGAACTTCTTGCAAATACTAATCCTACATATCCTTCAGGAATTTCTACATAAAATCCTGTTGAAATTACAATAGACTTTCCTTCTTCTAAAATTCTAATCTCTTTTTCATTATTAAATAGGTCTAACCCTGCCGCACCAGATGTTTGAATCTTTGGTGCATCAAAATCTCCAATATATTTAAAATTAATCTTCATATTGCCTTACTCCTTTTATTTTATTTTACAACAATTACTATATCAGAAAGTGATGCAGGATGCATTTAAACCACTGTTTTTACTAAAAGTGATAGATTATACAGCTTCATCATTTTCACTACTTTTAAGGCTGTAAAAGTGGTACAGTAGGCTGCTGTTTTACGTTCTCGCCACTTTCTGAAATCCTTAAAAAGATACTCTTTCGAGTACCTTTTGGTTAATCGTCTAAAATCTCGTCTAATTCTTCTAAATCATCTAAGTTTTCTTCTTCCTTTTTCTTTGTCTTCTTAGACGTTACCTTTGTCTTAACCTTACGTGCTTGTCTTGTTAACTTGTCTACACATTCTCCAACTAATTCGTAATAGTCTAAACCATAAACCTTAGCATGTAATGTTTCTTTGTTAGAGATAATAGTTCCTTCAACTTTAAACTTATTATTCTTTTTGTGCTCAACCTCGAATTTAATTTCCGTATCATCTTTAATAACAAGTGGAAACGATTCAAGAGATTTGCACTTTTTAATTACAATCTCCTTCATTGGTTTCGTGACTTCGCCATCACGGTTAAAAATCGTAATCTTCATAAATTATACCTTTACTTTCTATTGTATTTAACGTCTCTCATATCTTCTTCACCAGCATACATTGCTTCAATCTCATCAACTGTTGGTTTCATAAAATATATCAACCAAATAAATAGAGAGAATAGTACACCGGCAATAAAAGTATAATAGACACTATTTACCTTAATAGTTAGAACAAATAAAATAATACAAATACCTGCAATAATAATTGATAAATTTGTTCTTTGTTTAAATGATAAATCTTTTAACCATTCAAACTTAAATCTCTTATTATATCTCTGTTTTACTTCTGTTACAATACTAAACGTAAATGAGAACACAACAAGAGATACATATAATACAACTAAACATCTTATTGTATTAAAAATAAAATTCCATGGTAAATAAATATCAACAACTAATCCAAAAAAGAAGCCAATTAAACTTAATGTAATAAGTGACATAAAGAATAATACCTTATTGGTTGTATTTAATTTCTTTTTTAAGAAAGATAAATATTTAAAAAACTTCTGCATACTTTGTTACCTCTCAATTCCTAAAAAACTATATGCATCTTCCAACGCCTTCTTCTTTTGATTTGAATTATAAATCTTTTCTGCTTCAACTTGAGCAGCTTCAACATATTTAACATGCTCATTTACATCACAGAATCTCAAGTTACTCTCACCAGATTGCTTTGTACCTAAAATATCTCCAATGTTTCTTGTTGCCATGTCAGATAATGCAATCTGGAAACCATTATCACTACGAACCAATGCATTTAATCTAGGATTATCATCTTTACCATCATTTACTAAATAACAATAAGATTGTAAATTATTTCTTCCTACACGTCCTCTAATCTGATGAAGAGAACTTGCACCAAATCTTTCTGCACCTAATATTACAATAATAGTTGCTTCTTTAATATCAATACCAACTTCTACAATAGATGAAGCTATCAACACATTAAACTCACCATCTCTAAAACCTTTTAATGTTTTCTCTTGTGCTTCTTTAGACTGCTTTCCTGTTACAACTTTGTATTTAATATTATTTGCGTATAACATAGGTAAATGCTTCATTGCCTTATCTATCTTTGCTGTTGAAATACATTTTGTGTCTTCTTCAACTGCAGGGGCGACAATGAACATTTTATGTCCATTTTGCAATTCCGTATTAATGTTATTCCAAACATCTGAACATTTTCCTTTAAGAAATTCTTCACTATTGACTTTTAGTAATTCAGTCTTAATTGGAATTCTATCTTGAGGTTTTTCTTCAATTGTAATTAGATGTAAATCACCAAAGAATGATGTTGCAACACTTCTTGGAATCGGTGTAGCTGTCTGTGAAATTAAATCAGGAATTTTACCATCTTCTCTTACACTTAACAATTGTTCTCTTTGAACTACACCAAATTTTTGTTGTTCATCGACTACAACTAAACCTAAATTATGAAACTTAGGAACTGTTAATACGCTATGAGTACCAACTAAAATATCTATTTCACCGGTCTCTAACTTTTTATATATATCAGCCTTTTCTTTAGCTTTTGTCTTTCCTGATAAATATACAATATTAGGTTTTTTACTTAACTTCTCTGTGAATTTGATGAATGTTGAATATAATTGTTGTGCAAGAATTTCAGTAGGCCCAATTAATACACTTTGGAAACCACAATCTGCGTTATATAAACAAGCCATCTGCGCACATATTGTTTTTCCACTACCAACATCCGCTGATAATAACACTTTTTCTGGTGTTGTGCTTCTTAAACAATTAATCATTTCTTTTATAGCATTAGACTGACCATTTGTTAATTTAAACGGAAGATTTTTATATGCTTCTTTAGAATAATTTGTTTTTCCTGTTGGAATTTTACTTAATCCAATCTCATCTTTTGAATTATGCTTCCTGTCTAAGAAAACTAACTGAAGATATAATAATTCAATATACGCTAATTTATCGATCGTATCAATATAGTTTGTTACATCTTTAGGGAAATGTAAATCATATAATAATTCCCATAATGAAGAATCTAAATTTATATAATCTGCTAAATCTTTACCATCAAATCTTGTAAAAACTTCTTGAACACATTGAGTTAAAACTTTTGAAGTTATTTTATTTGAAGGACTTTGTCTATAAACAGGTATAATTGGCATACTCTGAACATCTGCTTCTGAAAATATATTCTGTCCACTTGCCTTGTCTTTACCAATCTTCATTAATTGAATAATTGCAACATCTCCAGGCTTATACATTCTTCCTAAATATGCACCACCGAAAAATGTGATTTCAAATTCTTTCTTACTTTCGACATCTTGAACTTCAATATATGCTTTCCCATTTGAAACCATAATATTTTCAATAATACATTTAACAAAAACAGACTCACCAAAAGGACAATGATTCCAAGCTTCAGTTCTTCTTCTATCAATATATTTTACAGGTCTCTTAAATAAAAGCTCTGCCGCATTTGTGTAACCTAACTTATCAAAACCTTCTTTTTTAATTTTATAACCATAATATACTGTTGATAACTCAGAAATGTCAACATTCATAATATCTCTCATTGTGTTATAGGATGTTAATGGTGTCTTAATAATTTCATCCAATTCTTTATCAATAATAAATTTTGGTAAGAATGGATGTACCCATGAAGATAACAATCGATAACTTTCATATAGTCTACTAAATGGTACACGATATGTATCTTTCATAATGTTTGTTGCATTAATAGAATTTAAAATTCTTATGTATGACTCAATTGGTGGAACAGTGATTCCCAAATACCCTTCTGCCAATTGATAAACTTTAGGTTGAGCAACTTTCTCAGCCTGTTTCTTAATTAGTTTTAATTCGTTCTCTAACACATCAATGTTATTATAAAATTTCTTAATAAAGAAAAAAGCTGAAAAGCAATTGTTAGTATAAACAGGAAAAGTATACGTATAAGAACCTAACATACATTCATCTTTTAATGCAACAAATTCCTTTAAAATCAAGAAACTCAATGGTCTCTCTGTTTTAATAATGATATGTTCACCAGATGTGTCTAGTCTTACTCGTATACTCTTTTCGCTCATAATCTATACTACCCTTTCGCAATTTCTAATAATTCTAACAATGGTAACATCTTATCTAGAACATTATTATCTAAAGACTCAATTGCTTTAGTTAAATCTTTTTTAACAAGAATTGTACTTTGTTCAGAATTATAATGATATGTCGGATTAAAACTTTCAACTAATCTCGCTAATCCTTCAATATTGTCAAGTTCAATAATAGCAAATGCTCTATCTGAACCATCCATCTTAATCAAATCTTTTAATTTTAAAATGTTGTTACTATAACTACTATCCATGTTTATTATACAACTTATAACTGATGCTTTATCATTTTTCTTTAATGAATCTTGAATATAAGACATCGTATATTCGTCATACGTACTAATCAGGTCATTCATATCTAAAACTTTCTTTACAAGACTGTCTATATCTACTTCTTGTGATATTTCTTCTTTGATAGAAGGCTCTTCCTCATCCTGACTACTGATTTGTGCATCCTGAGGTGTTTCTTCTATCTCATCAGTAGAATAATCATCTTCTTCATAATTATCATCCTGTGCAGTTTCTACAATGTCTTGCTTAAACGGTCTTTTTTCAACCTGTGTATCGTTGTTATTTTCTAAAACGGCATCACTATTTTTAGCTGCCATTTCTAATCTTTCTCTAAGTGATAGTGTCATAATTCTATGCCTCCAAAATTGTTGTTACAAATGCTGATACGAAACTAATGATAATACTTATTAGTAGTGTCTTTGTGAAAGTGAAGTTGATACCAAAATACTTAAACAGCAGCATTGTGATTACTGTGTTAATAATTAATGAAACAAGTCCTAACGTTACAATATTAAACGGTAATGAAATTAATTTAACAAGAGGTTTAATAATCTTTACTAACACAGTGTAACAGAAACCTAAAATGAAATATACCTTAATGTCTGTAATTCCAAAAAAGTGGAAAAAATAATCTAATACAAATAATGTTATTGTTGTTGCGAAAAACTGAATCATTGTGCTACCTCTTTCTTCTTCTTTTTAATTATTAAATAAGCTCCAACGCCTAGACACGAAACAACAACTAAACCAATCACTAATGGAATAAAGATGTTTCCTTTATCAACCTTAATTGTTTTACTCTCTTTAGGATTCAACACTACTTCAATGTCGTTTTCAATTGTATCAGATACTGAAATATTACTCTTAAAATTGTCTTTATCTTCTTTATTTAATGTAAATGTTCCTTTATCTGTTGCAGTCTCAATCATTTTATTTACTTGTTCTTCGTTGTTAATATCTAAATTATTTAAATCATCTGTCTTCATAAATGTTGCATAATCTATTGATACAGATTTATCAATCTTCTCTTTATCTTCAGTCATTACTAAGTTAAAACCATTCTTAGCAACAAATCTATGAGGTTTTACATATAATAGAATTGTTCTATAATCTGAACTTATAAAACCAACCTTATATTCATCTTCTATTGATTTATCTGCTAACCACCCAATAGATTGATTAGACTTTAATAATACACCAATTGTTTGATTAGAATTATTGTAAATTTTAATATCAACAGCACCAGTTAGATTATCATTCTCTAATGGTTTTCTCTCTACTTCTATTTTAAAACCTTCAGTTGGAACAGTTACTTCTTCAGCATTTACAGGTCTTATAAAAGATAAAATCATAAATAAACCTAAAAATATTTTTCTCATGATGTTATTATCTTCCTTTCTGTTGTTTATATATCATAAAAAGACTAGAATTAAATCTAGTCTTATACGTGCATTACTGAAACACCAGTTGCAATAAACATATTCTCATCTGCAACATATTCATCAGATTCTTTATCTTTCTTTAATGATTCAATCTTAAGTACCTGATTTCCAGCTTCAGAACCATAATAAACTTTAATCTTAGAATCAATATAGTTAGATAAAATACTTAATGTCTGCGCACCAAACTCAATAACTGTCTCTGTATCTCCAGTTGAACTTTCTAAATCAATATCTGTTGTATCACTATTTGTATTCTTAAATTCAATCTTACTATCATTTAATCCTAACCAAATTTGATTACTGTCTGGACTCAACTTCATCATTGCTTGAATTCCATATCTGAATGAGTTGATGTCTGTGACAAATGAACGTTCTGTCTTTGCTGTTGTCTTAAATGCATCATACTTAAGCGGCTCTAAGTTTACTGTTGAAACCAAATGAAGAATACTGTCTGAATTATAGAAACCAAATTTACTTCCACTCTTTAATAATGTGATTGGTTCATTAATTCCAAATGTGTTAATTAATGTTGCAACCTGTAATGGTTTAAGCAATACATAAAAGTCTTCTCCATTATATTCCATTGTTTTTTCTACCAAACCAAATGTGTTTGTAGAAACTAAACGTAAAACATTATCTTTTGCAATAATATTTAAGCATGATGCTGGGTGATTATTTAAAACAGCGTCACTAGGAATTAACTTAGATAAATCATTAACAATTTTAATAAAATCATTACCGTTTACACTTCCATGATTTTTTGTTTCTGTCTTAAATTCAACAATAGGTGTATCAATAATTGGTACTCTAAAATCAGAAGTATCTGTACGAATTGTTAACACATTCTTATCATCTGAAACTTCCAACTTGATTGCGGTTTCATTAACAAAAATCAATCCTGCAATAGCCTTTAATTGAACACCGGATAAACATAACTTCATTGGCTCATAAGATTCTGAAGAAAAATGCATATCTCCAGATAAAATACATGAAGGTGAACAATAGGATAAATTCAATACATTATCTTCTTTAATATCTAAAATTAATTGTGAAGATTGGTCTTTACCAACATTTTTTGTTACTGTCTTTGCTAGATTTACAAATTCTGCATTATTTACATTTAAAATCATTTATTTTTTCCCTCTCTCTTATTTTGTACTACGAAAAATGAATATTTTTTAGTTCTATCTATATCTAAATTAAATATACAATTGTTAGTTGTTAATTTTTCATCAGATGATGCAATAATAATATTAATGTGTGGATTACTTTTACAGTAATTTGAAAATGCTTCTCTAAACTGAGCTGCCTTCAAATGATTTGTTTCTTCACTAACAACATAACAATCAATAATAATCAATAATTGATTTTTCTTATCAAATAAACTATTCTTATTAAATTCTGATTCTGGTTTTGCCCACATTGCATCTAAACATTGGTCCATAGTCAATATCTTTACACTTTCAGGTTGAATTCCAACATTAATTAAATGAGTTGCAATCTCAAAGGCTTTTGATTTATTTTTAATAATATTGTCAGAGAATAAAGCCATTCTAACTGTGCCATTTCTCTGTAATAACTCTCTTACTTTCTGGTCTGTATAAAGATTATAACTTAACTTAGAATATTGACTATATCCTTTTAAGTTTAATAAAGCTGACCATTGTCTTAAATTGTCTAATATATGTTCTTTATTATTCATTTATAACCACCAACCCAAATCTTTTTCATTAAACTTATTGAATCTCTGACTTCTCACTTCTTTTAAATACTCTTCAAACTCACCATTTTCAATTCTCATATTAATCATTTCAATATTCCACTCTGTAAGAGTCATATTCTCATTAGACAATACACATATAACATCTGAGAATCTATCTTCTGTCATTTTTCCAGTTAATATATACTCTTCAATATATTTCTTTAACAGTTTTATCATTACAGCCATTTTTGTGTCGTTCGAACCATAAATGAACTTTACTAATCTTGAAGCAATGTCTTGTTTCCATAAATCATCTCTATACGTTATGTCATGTAAATGTTTGTTTCGTTTAATATTGTTTTGAATTTTTTCATCATCAATCATTCTATACATATTAACTAAATGCTCCATCAAAAATATCTACATCTTCATCATCTTCTTCAAACTTCGACACATCATCATTCCAAATAGGTTCTTGAACTTCAACTTCTTCTGTCTTAGGTTCTTCGGTATTTTGTTGTGTATTGGTATCTCCACCAAAGCCTTGTAACTCATCATCATCGTTATCTAAGATTTGGTTCTTCGCTAATTCGATAGGGAATGACATATACTTACCAGTCTGACCACCACGGTTCTTTTCAAGTAATACAGTCATCTTCTTTTCGATACTGTCATCATGTAAATCTCTGTGTAGGATAATTGCAACGTCACTATCGTTTGCAATATCACCAGCATCTTTAATGTCTGATAAATGAGGCATAGGGTCCTCATCACCTCTACGTTCACGATTGACCTGAGCTAAAATAACAACTGGAATACCTAAACGTCTAGCCATTACCTTAAAACTTCTAGATAGTGTTGCTAACTCTTCACGTTTACTTCTTCCTGAAATTGCGATTAATCCAAGATAGTCAACAAATAAAACATCTAATCCATCTGTCTTTTTCTTTGTATAGGCCTTTGCCGCAATTTTGTCTAGTGTTAAACCTGGTTCATCTTCGATTACTACATTCCAGTTTGAGATTTCTTCTAATGCTGTGTTAATCTTTGTTTGTACAAAATTGTTATTAGCCGCTCTAGTAGGTGACAGGTCACTTAAGAAAATATCATTTGTATAAGATACCATTCTCTTAATAATATCTGTCTCGTCTACCTCAAGTGAAACATACATTACCTTCTTACCTAGACGTGCTGCATGTGCTGCCCAGTTAGTTGCCATTACAGTTTTACCAACTGATGTTCTCGCTGCAATTGTTACAAGTTGTCCACTTCCAATACCACCATCTTTTAAATATCTATTTAACTGTCTCCATGGTGAAGGAATAACATCTGCCAATGGTGCTTCTGGATTTAATGCAGCTCCTGCAATATCTCTAAATTTATCAACAAAAGGCTTATAG